CACCACCGACACCGATATCACTAGTGACGTAGGCGTTTCCAGTTATATATAAATTTGAGCTGGGGTGGTCTGTTCCCGTGACGCCTATCCCTAGACTCGTAGAGGTCGTGTCGAACATGATATTCGATGTCGTACCGACGAACGTCGCTCTATTCGTCCCCTGAAACTTAAGATGACCGTTCGCGGACATATCTATTATTTAGGGAGGTTTTTTTAAACGAAAAAGTCCGGAGGACTTTGTTTGATACGAGTGGCTCTACCACTCGGGATGTCTTTCTTGCAAAGTGGGTTGCACTTTGGAGGAAAAGGTCAACTGCTTAGGCAGTTGGAATAGACGGCCACACAACACCCGTGAGGTTTCCGTCCGCGTCTAAAGTTGGTCGGGCCGTACGAGGCAAGTCCCTTAGAGCTTGGCGGTAATCCTTCCAGTTCTGGATATCCAGTTCGAGCCAGTGTGGATAATCTGGGGTCATGTATTTATCACTCTGGTCGAGGAGAGTGTTCCGTTCCTCTCGGAACTTTTTGATCGCATCAGCGTTCGTTAGTTTGTAGAGTGTATATTCATACGCAATATCGAGAGGTCTTGGAAAGTTCTCGTCATCGAAAACAACACTCTCCCACGTGGTTCCATCGGAGGTATAGGGTTCACCCGGGGCTATACTTTCTAATATTTGGGCGAGCATATACTTTACCGCTACATTTTTATGACACGAATTCTATGTAAACGAAACCATGTTGACCTGTGTGTGTTCCAAATGAGGGGCTGCTCCCATTATTCCTCGACGAACCACCGAGCCCACCAGCGCCCCCATAAGCGTTAGTACCACCACCGGCGTACCCACCACCACCACCACCACCCGTCGAAGAGCCGCCACCACCACCGAACCCCCCGGGCCCATTACTGGAGGAGCTGGGGCCTCCCTGGGCTCGTTGGGAGTCCCCGGTGGTGCCTATATGATAACCGTTTCTCCCACTCCCGTCTCGGCCGGACTCGTAGACAAAACCAGAACCCCCACCCTGTCCCTGTAAGCCGGCTAATGTGCCGTTGATGGTGGTATTACCCTGTGATGTTCCACCATTCGAAATTGCATATTGCGCGTTCCCCGCCCACCGCGTGGCGTTCTTTCCACCACCACCACCACCGACAGCATACAAATATGTTCGATCTTCACTTAGAACCCATGATGCTCCACCACCACCACCACCGCGGTATGAGCCATTCGAACTGCCATACACAGTCGTATCCGCATCCCCACCGGCTTGTCCTACAACTATGGCAAATTTTGTTCCCCTTGTGATCGAAAAGTTTCCTTGGCTATATGCCCCAAGCCCAGCGCCGACGAACGTACCCGCTGAGATGTTGTAGGAATGCCCCCCTCTCGCTCCAGCTGCTTTAATTGTATACGTCCCAGATTTGGGGGCTGTCCATATTTGAAAACCCCTATCGGTGTTGCTGGTGCTGGCGGCGTTGAAATAAGCAGTGTTATCCGTCCATGCGGGGGAATACGCAGAAAGAAGGCTGCTGAGCATCGGTCCCTGCTGTCCCGTTTGCCCCGCATTCGTGAATGTAAATGAAGTAAAGGCGTAAAGTTCGGCACTCCCCACGATATTGATTGCTCTATCTGTGAACAACCCGCTGTTATTATCAGTCAATCGGAATGTTACACTCGTCGTACCCACCGCCGCAATTTGACCTGTTATAGCACCTGTACTCTCGGTAAGAGCAAGACCCCCAGGTAAGGCGTTACTCCCGGGTGCTACATAGAACGTCATATTCGTACCACCACCACCATCTGTACCTACGAGTGTTTGAGTTTGGGACGTACCAGTATCGAACCCCAGGTTCGCACCAGCCGCGGTAGTCCATTCGGCTGGAAACCCTATCGTGGCAGTACTGGCCCCGCTCAAACCCGATGTACTATTAATCCTAACTTTATAGGGTTGTTGGGCGAGAACCCATGATCCCGATCCACCAAAAAATTGTACATTGTTGAGTCCAATATCATAGTCCGTCGAACCCGTGTTCTTTGACTTTATTACCACTCTGAAATAAGAGAATGCTTCAGTTGACCCCGCGGATAGTGTTGTGACATTTGTGGACAGAGTCGTCCCCGTCCCAGCATGAAGTACCGTCCAATTTGTACCGTCGTTGCTCCCTAATATAACAAATTGTCCGTGTTGGAAGTTTGATTGAGCGCTACCTATTACAGCGCGAGATAGTATAACTGGGTTGGGTATTTGTAATTGTATCCAATGCCCACGATGCGTTGTTCCACTTATATCTTGAGTTGCTGCGGAGTCAAGTCCCGCTAAATAGGGTGCATTAGAATCATAGCCCACAGTGGCGTTACCATTTGCACTGTGCCAGTAACTACCCGTAGTCACAACATCATCAAAGGCCTTGTACGCGTTAGTCGAGTTCATTGAGGCACTCGCTGTGTACCCCGTGATCGAATCATTATTTGTCAACGCATTAGGTGGAAACTCAACCGCCTCACCCCCCATCTTGAAAGTTACCTGGGTCCCGGCAGCGTTCGGTGCGCTCGCATCGACAACACTATACAAACTTCCATCGACACCTTCCAATTGTACCGTCGATCCACTGACAATACCTGTACCCGTCACCGTGAATACCTGGGTTGATGTGTCAAAGACAAAGCCGGTGGTAGCGGTGTCGGTAATTTCGTAGATATAGGCAGAACCGGTGTTGGAAATACCACCCGGGTCTTCGTTCGGCGCCCCCGCGATAACCTTCGCCCCATCCCCACTCATGGCGACACTATAGCCGAAGTTGTCACTAGACGCACTGTCCGATGCTCCAATCTTTGCATGTTGGACCCAATTCGAACCATCGTAGGTGAAGATATAGGCAGAACCGGCGTTGGTGTCACCACCAAAGTCCTCACCGTTCGCCCCCGCGATAATCCTCGTCCCATCCGAGTTCATGGCGACCCTGTTGCCTAAGTAGTCACTAGACTCTGGATCCGATGCCACAATCTTCGCTTCTTGAGCCCACGACGAACCATCGTAGGCGTAGATATAGACAGAACCGGCGTTGGTAATACCACCCGGGTCTTCGTTCGGCGCCCCCACAATAACCCTCGTCCCGTCCGAGTTCATGGCGACAGCGCCCCCGAAGTGGTCACTATTCTCTGGATCCGATGCTACAATCTTTGTACCCGTATCCCAAGACGAAGACGAACTATCGTAGGTATATATATAGGCTGCACCGGCGTTGGTAGGGCGCGAACCAAAGTCTTCATACCGCGCACCCACAATAACCCTCGTCCCGGCCGAGTTCATGGCGACACTCCACCCGAACTCGTCAAGCGTTTCCCTGTCTGGTGCCACAATCTTTGTACCCGTATCCCAAGACGAAGACGAACTATCGTAGGTATATATGTAAGCAGAACCGGCGTCTACAAGATCACCCGCCTGCCCGACCTCATCAGCCGCATCCTCAGCGTACGCCCCCACGATAATCCTCGTCCCGTCCGAGTTCATGGCGACACTCCACCCGAAATAGTCCGACGTCTCCTTATCCGATGCCTGAATCTTCACACCCGTACCCCAAGACGAAGACGAACTATCGTAGGTATATATATAGGCTGCACCGGCGCGATTAAGACCACCAGAGTCTTCACGGTACGCTCCCACGATAACCTTCGTTCCATCACCACTCATGGCGACGCTAATCCCGAAATTGTCATACGAGTTCTGATCTGCCGCTGGCGCTACAATCTTTGTACCTGTATCCCAATTCGAACCATCGTAGTTATAGATATAGGCACACTCTCCGGCTGCCACCGACGAAGCATAACCGACCCCTACGATAACCCTCGTCCCGGCCGAGTTCATGGCGACACTGTACCCGAAATAGCGTTCGGCCGTCGCATCTGATGTGGGGGGGACAATCTTTGTCTCAGTGCCCGCCCCCACCGTTGACCCTCCACTAACAAGTGTGGTTAACGGCGAAATACCAGTAACCGTGGGTGGTTGGGCGATAGACCCCCACCCCGATGCCGTGTACGATTCCATGAACCCAGTTGTGGAGTTATAGCGGATCATTCCGTTTGCGACTGTCGCCGGTCTCTGACCCGTCGTACCACTCGGAACGGTCAGAGCACCTGTTCCAGAAGTTCCGACGACGCCGGCCACCTCAACATTCCCACTGGCGACTAAAGAAGTCGTAGGATTCGTAAACTCTAGGGTTAAAGGCGTTATATTCCCCGTAGCAGTCACGGCTTCGAGAGAGTGCTGCGCTTCCACGTTGACCGTTCCCATGATGAGCGTTCCACCGAGTTCGAGGTTTGTGCTCACGTATGAATTACCTAATACATGAAGATTCGCTTCTGGGGAATCTACCCCCACACCGATCTTTCCTGTTAGTGTATCGATCACGGCGTTCGAGGCATTACCGACCCCCTTAAACGTAATTTTGTCTACATCCGTGAAGACCAATTGTCCGTTGGTAGACATATCTACTATTGAGGGAGGTTTTTTTAAACTGGGAAAAGTCCGGAGGACGGGACAAGTGCTTCGCACTTGGAACTTGGGTTCTTGCAAAGTGGGAGGCACTTTGGAGGAAAATTGTTTATTGAGGGGCGACGGGCCAAACCGGGTTAGCCGGGTCTTCTGTGTTGGAAGGAAGGTCACGAAGAGCTTGCATATAGGTTTTCCATTCTTCCGGGACGGGTGTGTCTGTAGATGTCGATCGAATGACGACCCAATCACAGTCCACGAGAAGTTTATTGCGTCGGTGACGAAGTGTGTCAATTGCTATTTGATTTTTAAGTGTTGTATTCCAATGATCTTCGCATTCTTGTTGTGTTGGGATAGTAAAAGGCGCTTCTGTGTATACACCAGCTTCTTCGTTAAATAATAGGTTAGATTTATCTTCTAACGTTTCGTATTCGGGTAACGTGTAAATCTTTTGTGAATACCAGGTAACGTCGGATAGGGTAATGTTTCCACCATCACATCCACAAGATTCACCTGGTCTGATCTGACTTAATGTACGTAGTAAATCCATATAAATAACATTATATTTTTAATAACCATCTTCAACATCGAGAACTACAAAAAATGAAGTAGTAGGAAGCTCGTGTGCGGGTGATGTCGTTGAAAACCCTTTAGTTCGGCCAGTCCAGAGTGTTTGGCCCGTCCCCGAGTCGCCATGCTTCCCTACGAGCTGAACTTTTAATTGTGATCCAGAAGAAACGTCGCAATTAGGTAGAGAAAACATAGACGTCACAGAAGCAGCTGTAGGCGTTGAATCAAAATTCGTAAAGTCGGCGCTGATACAAGGAAGCCCATTAATCTTATTTCCACTCGTCGACGAGTGATCAGAACTCGAAGAATACACTATTTGATTACCGTTATAAGTAACTTCTATAGTGAACCCAAAATTCCAAGAGTACTGCGATTCGCCACGCCAATCAATTTTAACGTATGCTTTCAAATTAGCTGTTCCGAGATGATGATAACATGAAGGTATATCAAATGTATTATCAAGGATGTTGACTTGTGTCGCGACCCCCCCTGTATTGCCAGCGGCCGAAAAGAAAGTGCTTCGCTGTCCCAGGTAATCCCATGTAAGAAAAGTCGTACGACCACCTTTATATAAGGTTGAAAACGTATTCCCCCTTACATCCAAAGCCGCCCTCGGCTCCGAAGTCCCGATCCCTAAACGCCCCGCCTTGAGGGTCATGGACAAGTCCCCGTGCCCGAAATACTCCTTCTGGTAGGCATAGAGTTGGTAGATTTCGTCGATGGTCAGGACCCGGTTGAAGAGGCGGAAGTTCGCGATTGAGCCGTCGTAAGAAGCTGTTCCAGTTATATTACCAGTCGAGTTTATATAGTTTCCTAATGCAACTTTAGCACTGGTATCTAAAGCTAAGCCAGTTGTTGTATTAGTATTCTGAAGAGCGAACTTTCCATCTATATATAATTTACTTTTTAAACCATCATAAACTACAGTTGCATGGGTCCATATTCCAATCTTTGCTTTAATAGTTGTATTTACACTTTCATTGGTGGCACCACTGTAAACATAAAATCTATACATTCCAGTTGTTTCTTGGATTCGAAAACCAATGGATTTGGCCCCGGCGGCGTATCCTATTGCGACGATCGAATTACTTCCAGTTATTATACTATTCGTCTTAAACCACACGCTATACGAAAGTGGAGGATTACCACTTAAGGATGTAGCTCCAGATACAATGGCATCTCCCGATCCATCAAATACGAAAGCCTTGTTCGATACTTGTGGGTCACCCAGAGTTGTTCCGTTAATGGTCGTACCTCCTAGACCTGATACAGACGAGAGAGACGCATCATCCTCCAAATCCTTCGCATCATAGTAGACCTCCAACCAATCCGTATTGGGAACGTTGGCCACAGACTTTATGGTCACATCAGTCCCGTGTGCGTCGGGGTCGTATTCGGGAAGGCCGAAGAGTTCCCATTCGTTTAGAGATGTTCTATCCCTCGCCGTTGAACCCCTATTTGTTTCATTGACCACCAAAGCAAAATAATTATATGCAACTAAAGAATTTACGTCATCGAATGTAATGAAAGTTGTTTCATCGGTAGGTGTAATATTAGTAAATGTATATACCCTATACCAGGAAGTCCCGTCATTCGATCCCCATACATTTCCATTTTTAACAAACTCTGGTATACCAAAACCAATTGAATATCTAGGTTGAAGACTAAAACGTTTTAAATATATTTTATTAGGAAGCTTTATTTGAATCCATTCACCTTCATCGCTGCTGGTGAATGCTGTTCCTCCAGAATCAGTACCTAGATTCGCGGGTGGAGATTTAGTATAAACCCCGTTTGTATCGTATCCAATCACAGATCTCCAACCATTAGACCCTGGATAGCTAACCGAGCCAGTTTCTGTACTCTGCAAATAACCAATCAGATTATTAAAAACTTTCCAGGCTTGACGATCAGTATTTTCTTGTGTACTAGCATCCGCCACGTACCCACTCGTCGACGATTCGTCATTTTGGGTCAAAGCCACCCTCGGATACTTAATAAGTTTTTTCGACCGACTAAACTCCGTGACGACATTGGAATTAAGCTGAATCGAAGCGACGTTCGCATCGTGGTCGCATTCAATATGTAAATTAGACGTATGGCTCGAATTCCCGGCCCCGATTTCTATGCTCATACTCTGCGTGTCGACGACGATATTCGAGGTCGCCCCGCGGTAGATGGCTTGGTTCATCCCCTGATAATCGAGTATACCGTTCTCGGCCATTTCTATTATGAAGGGAGGTTTTTTTAAATGAAAAAAGTCCGAAGGACTTTGTTTAAATTTCAGTTTCGTCCCATGATTGGGTTTCTTCGTTCCAGGTGTACATTTTATCATCCGAAGGGTATGGGACTGGGGGTTGCCATGTACATGAATCGTCGAGGGTCCATGAAGGATAAGGTTGAGGCGTCGAAAAGTTATCCTTGTCTTGGTGGTAGATGTACCCTATCCCGGCATAGTTTTTACCCTCTATATTTTTATGCGTTTTCACCCAGGTTCCATCTAGTTCATACTCACACCAAAGACGACTCTTCGCGAGAATAACTCGAATGACTTCATTGGTTTGTGTATTTAGTTCCGCGAAAGAAGGCATACTTATAACAAATATCTTATTATGACGATTCCCGAGCCACCCGAGCCACCACCCGGATTACCATTTCCATTAGTCTGATCATTGGATTCACCACCACCACCACCACCTGAACCTGAACCATCCACTGCTGTAAATCCAGAACCAACACCCTGTTCACCCGATTGGTTTATACCAGCTATGGCCGTACTCCCACCATTTCCACCACCGGCTTTACCTTCACCACCCGCATAAGGGTTGTTACTACCCAGCGATCGGGCATCACCACCACCCCCACCACCCCCCGCGTAATACGTAGGTGTACCGCTTATACTTGATTCTATACCATCACCCCCGTTACCCGCACTTCCATTTGCTGGGTTATTTGGTGAAGTACCAGCACCTCCTCCACCCCCTCCACCTCCAGAGGCGGTAGCCTGTGAAGGGGTTCCATCAGCACCATCGTTACCATTAACGGTACTCCCCCCTCCTACACCACCACCAATAGAATAGTTCGACCCACCACCACCAGAACCACCCGATAAACCACCACGTCCATTTGTTCCACCACCACCACCACCACCAACTGTTTGAATACCAAATACACTTGACCCCGTACCATTAGCACCATCATTTCCACCTCCACGCACCCCCCTCGTCCCGCCATCTCCTATAACAACACTGTACGTCCCCGTGGATATGTTTTGATTTGTTGCTTGAATCGCCCCACCAGCACCCCCACCACCAGCTTTACGGGATCCACCCCCACCCCCACCCGCAACCACGAGGTAGTCAAAAATACCACCGTTAATCACATTTAACGTCCCCGAAGATGTAAATGTATGAATTTTATATCCACCACTTGTCGATATAGTTCCACCAGTTGCACTGATCCCACCCAAGCCCTGCCAAGCAGTTCCGTTATACACTTCTAATCTATTTAACGTTGAATTAAACCGAATCATTCCCACCACACCCGTAGAAGGTTGTTGCTCCGTCGTACCAACTGGGACGGTTAGGGCACCTGTTCCAGAAAATGTCCCTTCCGCCGTACTCGTAGAATCAAAATCAGATTCTGTGTTGGTAAATATCTCCGATAGTTTTATATTAGATTGAAAATCTTTCGCGTATCGTAGCCAGTGGTGTAATTTCATAGCACCCAAACTAACGGGCGTATACGACTTCGCTAAAATATGATCTGTTATAGAAATAGTATTATCAAGCCCCTGACCACTATCATTTGCGAGTTGTATTATTTTAGCTGGAATAAATGTATCCGAAGCTTTACGTTTACGGAACGTTAATTTATCCTCCGTGTTATCGAATGAAATTTTTGCTTTATCGCCGATCCATAAAGAGTTTTCGCTTACGTACATATCACGAATTTTGTTTTCAGCGGAACCTATATCGTATTGATTATCGACCGAAGGAATCATATGACCCCCTAAAGAGAAGGTTCCACCATTCATTTCAATATTAGATGAGGTTCGAAGAACTTCGACGTTTGCCGTTCCTCGAACATCTAGAGTGTGTGTCGGTGTAGAGGTTAAAATACCCACGTTGGATGTAGACGTATCTACAAACAGATTAGCGGTACCTATTTCTACGTTAGCTGTCGTCTTAAACGCCGTGACTCCATTTAAAAATTGAACGGTCGACGAAGTTATGTTGGATGAGGTTATATCCAATTGATCGAGAATAATCGATTTAGCATGAATATTTCCATCGAGTACCCTGAGGTGGGAATCGTGAATATCGAGGAACCCGTCGGTTCCGTTCATTTCTATTATTGAGTGAGAGTATTTTCTTACTTAAAAAAATGCTCGTACATATTCATATGACCACGTGGATTGAAGGTATCATAAAACACTCTGAAACCGAACTAGGCCTCCTAGGCCTCGACCAAACGAACCTGGGTCCTTTGATCGTAGACTTTATCAAGAATCTTCAACAAACACTGGGGAACCAGCCGACCGCTATGAAATCTATCCTGAAAACAACCGCCAATCTCATAGATGGGAAACCCGTTGCCCCCATAACCGAAACAGATTTTGTAGATGATACGTGTACGAGGTGTTCATACATTTACAAATCCGAAGATGGAAAATATTATAATGACCGAGCGGTCGTGTTTAAGAAAAGCTACGATGACCCGAGTTCACAATATATGTACCAAGGTCATCAAAGATCGAAACAAGAAATTACCCTACCGTATGTCTTACACGAGGAGATCGTCCTCATCCCATGATTGTGTTTCTTCGTTCCATGTGTACGTTTTATCGTCCGAAGGGTATGGGATTGGAGGTTGCCAGGTACACGTATCGTCGAGGGTCCACGAAGGGAAGGGTTGAGGCGTCGAAAAGTTATCCTTGTCTGGATGGTACGTGCATCCAATACCCGCATAGTTTTTACCTTCCGTGTCGTAATAGGTCCTAATCCAAGTTCCATCTAACTCGTACTCACACCAAAGTCGACTCTTCGCTCGGATTACCCGAAGAACTTCTTTGGTTTGTGTATTTATTTCTGCAAAGTGAGGCATTCTATACTTATGCGAGATATCTTATTATGACGATTCCTGTTCCACCATTACCACCTCTACCATGCCCCCCTCCCCCACCACCTCCACCCCCTCCGGTATTTATACCGCCTTGCTGTAACGAGCCGGTGGTGCCGGAATCTTTGCCGTCGCCACCACCGCCCTGCCCCCCAGAACCACTATTATTATGACCACCACCACCTCCACCCCCATAATAAGTTCCCGATCCAATCGGCCATTGTATACCGTCTCCACCACCCCCTCTATCACTTGAATCGCTACCATCCTTTCCAGCCTCACCCGCTCCACCGCCACCACCTGAATATCTTGTACTGGCCGGACTACTAGCTTCTCCTACCCCATTACCTCCATTATTACCGTATCCATATGAATAGGTAGAATTTTGGGTGCTCGAAGCACCACCCCAATACGTCGAGGTAGATGCGTAACCCTGCCTAGACCCTCCACCTCCACCCGACCCACCTGATTTTGGCCCTTGCGTACCCGAATTACCATGTCTATCGACACCACCTCCACCTCCACCTAATGCCGTAAAACCTAGCGCCGTCGAATTACTCCCACTAAGACCAGCGCTATCATTAGTATTAACAGAAGCACCACCAGCACCTATTGTAATACTATAATTACCCGCTTGAACATTCATCGTTCCATAGACAACTCCACCGGCACCACCACCGCCACCGTCTGTAGTAGCACCCGCACCACCACCCGCTACAATTAAATAATCAATCTCCCCGCCAGAAAAAACCGAAAACGTTCCCGTGTCAGTAAACGTATGAATTTTATATCCACCGCTGGCTGTCGTGCTTCCACTACCTGCGGATTGAGAGGCATTCATACCACCGACGGTTTCCCATGAAGTCCCCATGTAGAATTCTAACTTTCCTATAGTCTCATTAAACCGAATCATCCCCATAACCGCAGTAGGTTGGTCCGCTGTCGTACCACTCGGAAGGGTTAGAGCACCTGTTCCAGAGCTTCCTACAAAACCGGCTACTTCAATATTCGAAGTCGCCGTAAGACTTGTAATCGCATTAGAAAATTGGACGGTATTAGAAGTCACATTTGCACCAGGTCCAGAATCTGTTATCGCTTGAAGGGTTGAAGAAATACCCGTTATATTACTCCCATCACCGTACAAATAATCGGCAACAACATTCCCACCCACCTCCACATTCCCACTGGCGACTAAAGAAGTCGTAGGATTCGTAAACTGAATAACATTAGATGTAGTGTTTCCCACATTCGAAACTGCCGCGAGACTATGTGAAGACGCCGCTGAAATCGTATTAATTTTGAGAGATCCACCTACTGAAAGGTTATTTTGCGTGACCACGTTTCCTATGACATTAACGGTTAGTTCCTGACTAAGATCGTTGATTATTTCTGTTGCCGTAAGATTACTTG